TTAACAGCACGTTGCATAACTAAATCCTAAGTTATTTAGTAGGGGGAACTATAACAAAATCGGCAGGTAGTTTGGGCACACTGGTGCTAGCTTGAGGAGCAGGTACGCCACGCAATTTATCTAAAAAGCTTCTAGTATCTTCTGGTGGTTTAATGGGCTCTGGAATAGTCTGCCCAGACTGAACTAGCTTTGCGGCATTAACCATTCTCTGAGCCATCTGAGAAAGATCCTCTAAGGACTTACCAGTGTTTAATTTATCCTTTCTAAGGATGTTCATGGCGTCTTCAAACGTCAAGGTGCCAGATTTGGTTTGACCTTGCATTTTATTGAAAAGGTCTGGGTTCTCTTTCAATAGTGCAAGCTCTTCTTGGAACCTTGAGGGCTTGTTTGCGGCTTGCCTGGTCTGATCGTACATACGCTTTTCATGCGCTTCCTGGGACTTATAGCGCGCCTCTTGAGCGTCACGCTGGGCCTTCTTGTCAGCCGCATCCAAAACCTCTTTGGCGCCAGCGCCTTGCATTTCCGCAATCTTAACCTCGCGAGCATTAGCTTGCTCTTTAAATTTCATAGCTTTCTCAATGTCACCTTCAGCATATGCGCGCCTCATATTCTCAATATCAGCTTGGAGCTTCATTGTCTCGATGGTCTGAGCGCGTTCTAAGGCCTGCTGTTTAGCGGCACGTTCTTCTTGTGCGGCAGTGGCGGCGTTATAAGACTTACCAAATCCTCCAAATGCTGCTCCAATACCTCCCATACCCTTCCGGCCACGGGTAGCCTCACCAGCGGCAATCAAAGCTTGTGATAAAGCGGCAAGACCTTGCCGGCCTTCACCTTCTTGAAACCTAGAGCGCTGGGCTGCGTTTTGCTGCTCAAGCTGGGCGGCTAACTTTGTTAATGTGTCGCCGGGTAACTTATTAAGGAGGTCGGCATACTCTGGATTCTTGGCTATTTGTTCAGCTATAACTTTTTCTCTATCGACAGGTTGCGGCAGATCTACCTGCCCCAACAAACGCTTTCTTAAAATCTGATTAGCCAACTCTACTGGAAGTTTGCCATCCCCACCACCTTCTGAATACGTGCCTGACACAGATTCGCCGGGAGGCAGAACCAACTGCTCATTGTTTTCATTAGCAAACGCCACAATACCGCCGGGCGCGTAATTGAACATACGATTGCTGATAGGCAGATTGGCCAGTCCACCACCAGCCATGCCGGCTGGAATAGCACCGGGCTGAGACATCTGCTGGGGAGGCATAGACCGAGCCGCCGGCTGAATCTGCATAGGTCGCATTTGAGGAGCCATTTGAGGCTGTACTGCAGGCATGGGACGGGGCATCCCTTCAGGATTCATCCTCATGTTCATGCCTTGGCCAATGCCGGGAAGTGCCACTTGCTGGTTGAGCTCGCTTTCAAGCTTCTCTTTAACAGAAGAATCAGGAGCTTGAGCTGCACGTTGCTCCATAGACTTTCGTCTATTCATCTCGCCAAGAGCCATATACGGGGGAACCTGTGGGTTCTGCCCATTAGCGTAGGACATGATTGCCTGTGTAGGCAGATCCTTTAGATGTTCTTGGATTTGAATCAGATTCATGATGATGGCCCTAAATCAAGGCCGAGGCCTTTTAACAATTCCCCTACGTTTTTGTATCCTAACGCAGATGCTGCCGCTGTACCGCCGCCAAGCATAGATATTAATGAGCCAACACCGGACATTTCGCCAGCCGTGTTTTGTACAGATCCTGTAGGTAATCCAGAAATCATGTCGCGCTGGAATTGAACTTGCTCATATGGATACTGTCGTTGCTTCTCAAACTCAGCCTTATCAGCGGCTATACCCTCAGACTCAATACCTCGCTGTGTTGCCCCTTGTGTGCCCATCAAATCAACCAAAGTCTTAGCTTGACCTTGTTCGGTGTTGAACTGACCCATGGCTTTGTCAAATGCGGTTGCGTAACCTTGATTAATCGCTTTGTTTTGCTCTTGCAACAAATTACGGTTAGCTTCAGAATCCATAATGGCTTGACGGCTACCGCCAAAACCACCGGCTTGAGTTAACTTAGTCATAGCGGGCTGAAGATTTATTTTTGATTGGCGGCGAAGCTCCTCTAACTGAGGGGTAAGCACACCCTCTAAGTATGGGTTCATGTATTGAGCGGCAATACCTGTAGGGCCAGTCAAAGTTCCGGCAGTCATACCACCCGTAGGAGCTGCGCCAGCACCTTGACCTATGGGCGCTGGTGCATAAGGATCAACTCCCCCCATGCTGGGAAGCTGATAGGCGCCAGAAGAGCTAAACGATTGACCCAAATTAGTAGGGAATGTTAAGCTTGCAAGCCCTTCAAAGCCTTTGGTTTGCAGACTAGATGGGCCAGCTGTGAGTGGGCCTTGGTAAGTCTCATAGGGCGTATTGGCCAGTGCTTGAGCTCGACCCAAGTAATTGGTAATGTACGGCGATGCCCAGTCGGCTAGGCCTTGGGTGTTTGTCGATCCTGTGGGTAGGGTTTCTCCGGCCATAACAGCTCCTTAAGCGGGTAAATATTTGTGCGCTTTTGTATCAGCGGCAACGTTTTTAGTCTTGCGGCGCGCCTTCTGGACGCGATCCATCATGTCGTAAAGCTTCTGAGCGCCTGCGTTTGTAGAGCCGTTGCCTAGTTCGGATACAACTCTTGCTGGTACAACAAACTCGCCTTCTGCCAAGCGGGCTGGTTGTTTACCACCGATTGTCGCAGGAATTGAGTCTGATACGCCGTCACCGGGGCCACGCAATAGGCGACCACCATCCGAGTAACCACCCAGATCAGAAATGCCACCGCCGCCATACATCATTCCACCGCCAGCGGCTTTGGGTGTGTAGGTGGTGGGTGAGAAGTAAGTAGTTCCACCAGCTCCGGGACGCGCTGTTGAGCCAGCTGCTGGGCCATATGGCAATTGCCTGCGATCAGCTGTTAATGATGGGATAACTGCGCTAGGGCCAGATTTTCCACCACCCTTATTCATCATAGCCATCAAAGCTAATAGAGCCAATAGCATATTATTGTTTGAAGATTTAGAGCCAGCACCAGCTTTTGTGCCTGCATCTTTCTTGGTGTTATCAATGATCTTATCAAGGCCTTTTTTATCAACTGTAACCGTCTTGGTTCCGCCACCGTCATTTGTTACAACCTTATAAGTACCATCTTTGTTATCAATGATGGTGCGTCCGGGTGAAACTGCGGCTTGCTGGCCAGTGATCTTTGGGTTGTTAATAAAAGAACTTGAATCACCAATTGCATACTTGGCACCCAATGGATTTGCCGCACTGCTTTGAGCCAAGAAACCAGTCTCGCTCAAAGTGCCGCCAGTGCCCTTGATTGGGGTTGTGCTGCCTTCTAGGAATTGAGCTGGAATGTACTTACTCAGTCCTTGGCCACCACCCATTTGAGCCAAGCCCATACCGCGCGTTGCATCAGCATTTAAACCTTGACCGCCTTCTGTTTCAAGGCCAGAACGCAAAGAGAAATCTGTAGATCCGGGTGTATAGCGGGCAATCTCATCTTTGGTGCCAGAGCCAAGCAAGTCTTCAATGCTGTTAAAACCTTCGCCTGTAATGCCTGTTGCACCAGTAATTGGATCAAATGCTGACATCTGGCCACGGCCTGTTGACCTAAGACCAGTTCCTCCGGATGTGTCTTTTTCAAGATCAGCAAGGCTGATTCTTTTTGGGCTTAGGCTACGGCTTAACGCTTCTTCTCCGCCCTCTGTCTTTAAAAGCTCTTCAATATTAAGGCCTCCATCACCGGAGAACAGTGATGAAGCATTACCAGAATCACCTAAAGCAGCAGCCAGTTCGTCACCTAAACTACCGCCAAAGTCGCCCAGAATTTGGCTAAAGTCTATGTCTTGACCGCCACCGCCAAACAAACTGGACAAGTCTAATTCTTGTAAGTCAGTTCCAAGTCCAATATCTGACAAGCCGGAAAAGTCATACTCTTCATTGCCGCTACCAAAGTTAAAGTCTTCAAAGGAAAAATCATCCATATTAATCTCCAGTTACGCTGCTTGCATTATCTTTTTCAGCATGGCTGCACGTACTGCAGGGGGTTGCTGATTCAGCATTTTTGCCACTAAGCTACCATTTAATCCATCAAAGGCGCTCTTATCTGTGAGTGTATTCTTGTTGCCATTCTTTATCAAGCCGGGTAATGATGCAAGACCCCCGCCAGCTTTACCAATTACGTCATTGGTTAAGTTGAACTTCTGGGCTATTTGTGCAATTGCCATTGGATTCTTAGACTCCAAGGCTTTGATCACAGCCAAGCCTTTGGCAGCTGTAGCGGCATCTTTGCTTCCGGACATCTGGGCACCAATGTTTGCCAGTGATACAAGGTCTTTGTTGTCAATAGCTTTTAGAGCAGACGCGCCAGTTAACAAGTCTTTGGTTGATAAGTTACCAACAACATTTGCGCTAGGATTAAACGCATCTGGGCCAAATAAATTCTTATCGGAGGCCAAGCCCGCGCCACTCATGGCCAGACCCAAAATATCCTTGTTATCTATAGCATTTGCCACATTGGCAATCTTAGAGGCTGAACTAATGTTGTTTAACGTACTTGCACTAGCGCCAAGTGTCTTTGCAATTTCACCACCCACAGGTAGCGCGCTTAACAAAGCCTGCTTCCAGTTGCCTTCACTTGCCGCATACAGCGCATTGATGGCTTGTGCAAATGGGGCAACCCCGGGGATAAACGAAGCAATCGCTAAGAACGGCGCAAGGGCCCCCATATCACTGCTAGACGCGCCAGTTGTGTAAAAGATTGGGTTGCCATCTTTAAACTGGACGTTGTAGCCAGTGTTACCTTTACCCTTAAACGTGCCAGACCAAGAGTTGCCAGTTGTGCGTTCAGCGTAATTGCTTGCCTTAGACAATGGCTCGCCAGTTACTTTATTAACAACAATAGTACGCTTTGTCTCATTGCCTTCTTCGTCTGTTTCGGTAATTGTTTTCTCGCCCACTTGACGAATATCGGTAATGCCAGCCGCAACAAGGTTCTTAGCCATGTCTTCGGTCATTGCATCCAATGATCCAAAGCCGCCCTTCTTGCCTTCTTTGGCACCACCTTGGTAGTATTGTTCTGTACCAGCTTTTTGCTGGGCTTTAAGCTGATCAAAAACAGTGCTAACAGCAATAGGGTTCAGGCTTTCAAACTTCTTACCACCGTATTCACCAGAGTAATCTTTAGCCGCTTTTTCGCTAAACTTATCAAGAGCCACACCATAGATACCACTGACAGCTGGGTTGGATTTGAGTTCTTCAATCTTAGCCCTGATCTCTGCCGCCGACATTTCGGTGTCGCCCATCAAAGCCTCAAGAGTCTTTGGAGCTTCTTTAACGGGGTTTAAGTAATCCTGAACAGCTTTGACCGTGGTGTTTCCAGCTTTGGCAAGGTCTTCATCTGTCACTTTGTACTGGCTTTGAAGTGCCAGCATGGTCTTGGCTTTATTAACTTCAGCTGTAGATAGGGCTGTAGCGTCTGTACCAGCCTTAGTCTTAGCCTCATCAAAACCCTTGGCAAGGTTAGCCAAACCCTTGTCGTAAGCATCAAACAGGGTAGTAACCCCAGCTTTATCCATACCAGAGTACTTGGCTATTTCGTCAGCATCCAAACCAAATTGGCGAGCTGCACCCTTAATGTTTGCTATCTCATCAAACGTAGTGCCCTCATCTTTGGCCAGTGTGGTGGTAATGAAGTCTTTGATCTGGGTGCCGTATTGCTTACGATATTCGTCAGCAGCTGGCTTACCAAATGCCTTGTCAATAGCGGCATCATCCATGCCAAATTGCTGGGCAGTCTCAAAGATCTTGTTGTTCTTATCAAAAGCCGACAGGGTTGTATCTTTGGCAATGTTGTCTGTAATTGACTTAAGGTAATTTGGAGCTACATACTTTGAATATGCGTCATCTTTTTTATTTGTTAGCAAGTCATTGATAGCAGTCTGGAACTCTTGTCTAACCTGATCTGGCGTTGAACCAGTATCAAGCTTTTGTTTCCAGTAATTAAACCCGCCTTGGTCAATTTGGCTTACATCTGTACCAATACCAGTCCTGCCAATGGAAGAGTAAAGTTCATTAATAAGCTTTGGCCTGTTGGCCATCTCAACATCTGCAGCCTTTTGAAACGAAGCCGCTTCAGTAGCGTCAACAGTATCGCCAAAGTTTTTCTTCCAAAACTCTAAGCCCTCCTTTTCACCTTCACGGCCAAGGATGCTTTTGTATAACTCTTCAACAGTAGTAGGCGGCGTAACAGCTGCGGGTGCGGCAGCAATATTGTTGACTGCCGCCGGAGCAAATCCAATATTCTGCTGAACATCAGTTGCGCTTGTGTCAATTGGTTTTGCTGTAAGAGAGGCAATACCATCAGTTGAGCCAGTCAACCGATTGCGCTCTGTTTTAATGATGTCTTGTTGAATTTGATCTGGCGTTAAAGCTGCATTAGATGCTGCTGGGGCGTTAAGACCAGCAATAGTATTTGCTAAATTAACACCAAGCGTGGCGTACATACTTCCACCAGGGTGAAGAGTGTCGCCTGTAGTGGTATCAAAAACGTCCGACCTACCAGTTGTAAACGCAAATTTATCATCTAACGCAGAACCGGTAGAGCCTGCAACGTCACGAATAATATCCGCATAAGATCCAACATTATTACCCCAGCTAATATCCGAGCCAACAGCATTGGGTGTTTGCAAAACAACTTTTTTACCAGCGGCTTTTGCTTGGTTAACAGCATTAAGCAAATTAGCTCTAAATGTTTCAGGGCTTTCTCCGCGATATGCTTCATTCAAACCGTAGTTCAAAACAACAACGCCAGAATTTCCTGCAAGCGAATTTGCCCAACTGTTATTGCCATCAGCGTTGCTTATTAAATCGCCAACCGTAGTGCTATCAACACCCCTGTTAGAAACGGTGTAACCACCTCCCAAAGCGTTCTGGGCAGAAGTCACCATGTTGTTGTCAACATAATTTCCAGCGTTGTTACCTCGCGTTGTGGAATCACCAAACGCATCAACGTTATTGTTGTTTAAATTTGATACGTTTGATGTAGCGCCTGTAGCTGCCACATTCCCTGTAGTCGCCGCATTTCCCGTAGTTGCTGCATTTGTATTAACAAGGTTTGGAGCAAGTTGCTGTTGTTCAGCTGCCGAGCGTTGAGCTAATTCTGCTTGAGCCGCCTGCATAAAACTGGCTTGTTCTGCCGCATCAACATCCCCGCCAAAAGCATTCTGCCAAAACGCCAATCCACCCTCATCAGGAGCACGGCCAAGAATCTGCGTGTACAGATCGTTAACCGTCATAGGTGGTGGAGCCGCAGGAGGAGGTGGCGCTACAGCAGCTGGTGTAGTTGCCACGGGCGCTGGAGTTGCAGGTAATGTATCTTCAAATACATTTCTACCAAATTGTTGCTGTCCAAAATTAAGAGCCATTATCCGACCTTCCAATTTGTTCCGTCAGAATATACAGGGACTGCAATAGCCCCGCCAGTCACAACGGTCGCCCCAAATGTTGGAGCCAGTGCATCTGTTACAAAAGACCTTGCACCTTTGCCTGATGTAACCGCACTTGGTAGTGTTGCCACCGTGTAATTTGTTAATGGAGGAATAATTGCACTTGTTTTTAACTGCTCCAAAATTGCATCAATTCTATTAAAGTAAAGACGTAAAATATTGTTAAGCTGATCTGAATATACCCGTGAGTACACCTCCGTAGCCAGCGGTAAATTAGGCGCAGCTACTTGGTTAATTTCAAACTCGGACGTAACAATCATGAATTACCCCTGCGGCCATCTTGCTTAATGTCAATACGTGGACTACCAAGCTGCCATGCGCAGCCAATCTGATTAGATTCAACTTGAAGAATCATCTGGCGGCCACGAACCCTGACATATACCTGACCAGTAAACTGCTCAATAACAGTTGTTGATGTACGCACAACCGTTGCGTCTGGATTGCCGCCCAAGGATATTGGGTCGTTATAGCCAGAGCCAGAGTTTTGCATGGGGATTAAAGTCATGGTTACTGCTGGCGATGCCGCTTCAGATCCACGGAATGTAATATCTGGAAGCATCCGCCATACAAAACCAAAGTGATCGCCATCGTCAATGTCAAACTCAGCAGAAGAAATAATGGCGTTAATAGGCAGTGTTGTGCCTGTTTCGTTGTTGTCTACACCCTGCTCATGGTTGACCAAGTTATAGTTGTAAGTAGCCGCAACAGGAAAATCCCTTAAACCAGAATCAAGCCAAGCTGTACGGCCTAAAGTGCCATAAGACCAAACACCCTCGCCATTGTTTTCAAAGTAATTAAAGGTGACATAGCGGTCAATTTCTGTGCTTCCAGAGGCGCAATAGAACCACCATACCTCATTAAAACCTTCATTGGTTCCAGCAAACACTTGTTCCGCTTGGCTTAAATTAATGTCTTGATAAATGTACTGACGCAAGTCACAGCGCAAAGTTTGTAAACGACCATCGTATTTATAGAACTTATCTACGCCCATCCAGTACACCACACCCGAAGCAATTACAGCCGCATTCTTTCCAATAATTGATATGTTATCTCCCAGCAACTGGGAACTCCATATTGCTGGTGGGCCTTGATATTGAAATGAATATAAAGCCGAGTCAGTAAAAACCACAATTTCCTGTCGAGCTTGGACAACCGTTACGATTTCAGATCCATGAGAAAGAATAATGCTATTAGCTTGGTTAGTTGCAGATGGTGTCCAGTTAACTACAGACTCTTGATCTGACCAGCGAACAAGCATTGGATTAAGAACCCCTACAGCACTAATATCATCACATCCAAAAGCAAAAACAAACCGGCTTGTATCTGATACAAAAATAGTGTTTTGTACAGTTGGAACGTCAGAAGCACCAACTAAAGTTGATATGTTTACACCCCTTGTTGTAACACCAGCAGAGGCATCCCAATAATAAATGCCACCACCTCGAGGGCCAAAGATCAAATCCTCGCCAAAGTTATTTTGACTCCACAAACGAATTGAAACAGGCGTTCCAGATCCAACACCCCATACTCCACCACCCCAAGTTCCAGCACCCCACCCAGTCAAAGGCAAAGCAAAGTCTGGCCCAACATTAATTTGATAAGCAGCTACAACAGATGCGCCGCCGGATGAGCCAACTGCAATTGCTATAGCGGTAACAATTGTGTAGCTATTTGCATCAATAACTGTAATTTGATATTCAGCATTAAATGTAGTTGCGTATGTACCTGTAGCCCCACTAAATGTTACAAAGTCACCGGTAATGCCGCCATGAGCCGTATCGGTTACTGTGACAGTGGTAGTGCCATTCCCAGTAAATGGGTTGTTATTAATTGTGGAAGATGCACGAATTGGCGTAATATCGTTATATGCACCACCTTGTTCAATATAAAACTTTAAGTTAGTGCCTACACCCAGTAAATTTAATGAAGTAAGAGTGACCCAGTTCCATAAAGAACGGCAAACTCCCAAGAATGTATAAGAAGAAATGCGCTGCCAACCGCCAATTTTTTCAGGCGTACCTTGACGAAACCGCATCTTATCGGAGACATACCAACCATTTTCATTGGTATATCGGGTGTTTTCTTTGTTTACACCCGGTTTCAGTACAAGTTTTTTGAGCGTCATGAGCTACCCTTATTTACTGGCAACGCCTTTAGTCTTCTCAAAAGAACGCATACCGGCAATGCCCAAGATGCCTGATAATATCACCCAAAGCTGGTCTGCGTCTAGTACTGGCGGGGGATCCATGCCAATAGGAACCCAACCCATAGCTTGCAAGTATTTCCAGCACCATTGGAACAACGGATACAGCAGAAACTGATAACCCATAGCCGCTACACCAATCCAACCAATGGCTGGCCTCCAGCCGCTTACAAACACACTGGATGATGCAGCTTCAATCTTATTGACTTCAATCTGCGCTAGGTCTGTGGCTTGGTCAATGCGCCTTTCTTCAAGATCAAGCTTACGCTGCTCAATCTCCATTTCCATTTTTTCTTTGTCGGTGGTGATTAGGTCACCTGCAACCTTACCAACGGCTTCAATAATTGATCCAACGGCAAGCAAGCTCATGCTAGACCTTTCAGTGTGCGGTTAATCCAGCCCTTGAGGAACTTAACCTGCACGGGATTCTTGTTGCATATTTCAACGTAGCGGGCAATCTTTGCCAAAGCGTATGATTCTTTAAACCGCTGACCATCCGTGATCTGGTTTAGCTTCTCAACGGTCTTAGCACCAATACCGCCGTCTGGCGTAGCGCCAATGACCAACTGAGCCAGCTTCACAGCCATGCCCATACCTGCGTTTACACCAAAGTTAAAGATGGTATTGGCCACCTCTTGGTTACTGATCTCGTTACCGCGCATCTTGTCCCAAAACTCTGCACGGTAGAACTCACGCACCATAGGCGTAAGAGAGCCGCCAAACTCTTTCTTATCCACCAAAGCCCAGCCGGGCCACTGTGGGTTCTTGTTCCTAGCAATACCAGCATAGGTCATGCCGCCCGTGTCACCGGGTACTTCGTGGAGGACGTAGCCGCCCTCGTCTCTAATCATTTGCTCAAAGGCTGGTTCAAACTGCGCCATTACTTTTCCTTTGGTTTGTCTTCATTTTGCATGAGTTTGATACCAGACAGGAACCCAATCATGCCGCCGATAAGAGTAGAAAAAGCGGGTGAAATCATTTTGAAAATTTCTGCGTTGTCCACTTCCTTGGCCCATAGTCCTAACATAAAGGCGGTTACCATTGCCAGCACCGAGACACAAAGGGTGGTGCTTACCATCAGCGTTACGTACAGCGTCAGCTTTTCCTTTGTCTCCATTGGCGGTTTTGGTGTCGGTTTTCTGGTCATACAAGTTTGTCAATCTCGCGTTTAAGGTTTGTGATGTCAATGTTCAGCGTTATCTGCCGCATCCTGTATTCATAAATCTCATACTCATACTGATGAAACTTCTTCACAGTATTGTCAATCTGCACCTGCAAAGCGTGTTCAGCGTTCTGCTTTTCCACCTTCTTGATAAACAGTTCCTGTTGCACCATTGCTTGAGGCTGGACGACTGGATACCACTTGTCGTAACTGATCTTCATTTCTTTTCACGTTTAAGCGCCTCTTCATACCCACGCAAAACTAACGCTCTGGCTTCTGCCGAATCTGCTGTACCCGCCCACATGGGCAGGTTGTTCCAGATCACTACGTAGTCTTCTGGTTTGCAATACTGTGCATTGTTTTTTAGCCAAGCAATCATTTGTTGATGGCGCTCGGACGGGTTGTGAATTGTGTAGCCAATTCCATAGAACTCTCGCACATGACAGCCATTCTTGGCTACGGCTCCAACCAGCCCCAACAGCAGTAACAGAATGAGCCAACGCATTTATCACACCAAGCTCCATACAATCATGTACGTACTAAAGATTACGAAGGCCACCATACAGGCCGCCGCAATGAATGCTTCAGCCCAGTCTCGCATTATTACGCCGCACTGGTTGGGAATGTTTGACCATTCCAAACAATCCTAACAGCCCCAGTAGATGGTTGCCCACCACCAGCACCGCCTGTTGAGTTAGTGCAGCCTCCACCACCACTACCATAAGCGCCACCTGCACCTCCAAGGCTGCTTGTGCCAGATCGTACATTTGAAGAACCCGGCAGGCCCCCGGAACCGGCTGTGCCAATAGCCGCTGTATTATCGGTTTGTGATGACCCAACACCGCCGCCGCCCGGAGTAACGCTTGTGCCAACATACCCATACAAACCAATTCCACCACCACCAGCACCGGCAAGATCACCCCCAACAGGGCCGCCAGCGGAGCCAACTCCTCCATTTGCTGTGTAGCCTGCCGCGCCACCACCACCCGAACCTCGATCTGCGCCACTTGCGCCACCTGAAAAATTAGCATCACCGCCTGAAGCTGTACCGCCAACCGATCCAGTTCCACTTCCACCTTGATTTGCGGTTACACCTTGAAATGATGATGTTGCACCGCCAACAACAACGGTGTAAGAATTGCCCGGTACTACTGTGATGTTATTTTTATAAGCTAATCCACCGCCACTACCACCACCACCATTACCGCTACCTGCACCACCTGCGCCAACACAGACAACAGATACGCTAGTCACGCCAGCAGGGCATACCCATGCGTATGTGCCGGGAGTGGTATACACCGCTTCTTGTTCCCGTAAAGCGGCCATATATTGAGCTACTTGATCCATTGTCCAAATACCGGGCGCAGAAACAATATTAAACTCAACCGGATTTTTAGTAATAAATCCACCGGGGTACTGTTGGGTCATACATCACCTATGTTTGTTGTTGGGTAAGACCTTCCGGCTCCCCAAATAATGCGAACAACTCCCACGCCACCACCAGTTCCGTATGCACTTGTACCACGGTTACCCACTGTTACAGTAATAGTAGTTCCCGGTGTAACGCTAATATTGTTGGCGTAAGACAAACCACCACCACCGCCGCCGCCAGCAAAATTATTCCAGCCAGCGCCGCCGCCACCGCCTCCATAAGCGCCGCCAGTTCCGGTAGTTTGTGGGCCAGCACCATTTTCACCATTATTTGATAACGTTGTTCCAATATAAGCGCCGCCACCGCCGCCTCCGGCTGACTCATAAATTCCGCCCGGCCCAAGCCAATAACCACCACCACCGCCAGCCGCAGAAGATAAAATTGTAGCTTTTGCACCGCCCGTGCCGCCTACAGGCCCAGCACCTCCAGTAGTTCCACCTTTAGCGGAGTTAGTAGAACTTCCGCCGGAATAAACAGTTCCTGCACCACCCGTTCCGGCAGCGTTGTATTCTGTTGTACTACCTGTGCCGCCTGCGCCCCCGGTTAATGTCACAAGACCGCTTGCCGATCCGCTTCCACCGCCACCTGCACCACCTGCACCCGTGCCACCGTATGTTCCACTTGCGCCACCATTAGCAACTACGTACGCCCCAAAAGAAGAATTTCCACCAGCAGTTCCTGCTTCGCCACCGCCACCACCTACACAAACAACACAGACGCTTATAACGCTATCCGGAACTGTCCATGAGTAAGTCCCAGCCGTTGTAAAAGTTTGTTGGCCGGGAGTTGTAACCCATGCGTTATTGCCAATTGCTTTAAATTGTTGGCGTAACGTCCATATCCCTACAGCCGCTGTTGTAGAGCTTGTAGCAACTATTGCGGATAACTTAGCCCCAATATAGCGCAGTGACATAAGACACCTATTAGGTAATTGCTTCGTAAGAGGCGGTCAATTCAATCGCAGAACCAGTACCAACTGTGACAACAATAGATTGAGATTCCCCAACATACATAGATGCCGTCTTATCCACAACAATCAATGAAGCATTGGCTGGGACGGTGATTTGGTATGCAATACGATATGCAGTACCACCGCCGCCAGTCGCGCTGTTAATTGATACTGTGACAGCCACACCAGTGGCCGTTACATTGGATGCAACAATGCTGTCAAGTTTATTGACCGTGCCAACCGCAGGGGTCAGCGCAGTCCAAGTTGTAGCAGCAGTGGTGCTGGGGATTAAATATGAAGTATTACCGTAAATACTTGTAACGGTAACAATATTAGGATTAGCCATGAATGCTCCTTAAAATCCAAAAACAAGTGCCAATGCAATAGATTTGCCCGGTGAAACGCCATTAAGATTACTTAAAGCAGTAGCTGCGGTCGTTGCTCCTGTACCGCCAGCGGCAACAGGAAGTGTTCCAGCCGTCATGGCAGAAGACGATGTGGAATACAAAGCGTTATTGGCGGTAGTCAAAGTGGTCAGCCCAGTACCACCAGCGGCAACAGGAAGTGTACCCGCTATCAACACAGAAGCTGACGTTGAATACAGAGCGTTGTTAGCCGCAGTAAAAGTACTTAAGTTTGTACCGCCATTTGCTGTGGGCAATACACCAGTAAAGTTAGTGGCGCTTGTAGATGAAATCTTTACAAAGTCTGAACCATTCCATGCAATCAAACTTTTTTCGCCAGATATAACAGTGACACCAGTAGTTGGGCCAACACCACGAATAACAACCGAACCTGTCCCGGCGTTAATAACTACATAAGCTTTGCTTTGAGCAGGAGCCGTTACATTTCTGGTGGTTGCACCGTTACTGGCCGTCCAAAGAATTACAGCGCTTCTGGACTGATTTGAAGCACCATTGGTAGTGGTAAGCGTTACATCTGCATCAGCACTTAAAGTAGTTGTTCCCGCAACAGCGGAGTCAAGCAACGATGTAATCGCGTCATTAACAGTCGTACCCCACGTACCAGACAAATCGCCTGTTGTTGGAAGCGCAAGACCCAGCAAGGGTGAGAATGTAGTAACTGCCATAATGTATCCTTAGAAAGTAATTGTGCCAGAAGATGTCCATGTATACACGCGATAACCCCCAGCAACGGTAATGGTTGGAGATCCGGTAGTGGATGTAGCCGCGCCGTACGTATCTGCATAGCGAATTATGACGATACCAGAACCGCCAGCTTTACCTTCTCTGGATGGTGAAAATAAATAAACGCCACCACCACCACCGCCACCCATATTCGCCGTGCCAGCAGTAGCCGCTATATTGTCATCGTAATCTCCACCAATACCGCCGCCACCATTACCGCCAGCCGCTGAAGTATTTCCACCACCACCTCCGCCACCAGCACGGAAAACAGAAGTTCCTGTAATTGATGAAGCTGATCCTACGCCACCATTACCACCGACACGACTACAAATACTTTTGAGGTTTATTCAACAATCAACAGTAGTTGGAATACAGTTAGTACATTCACAAATGCCACTCCAACGGTGGAATATTTAGTTGTTGCTGGTGGCGGTGGAGGCTGTCAAGGGCGAAGTAGCGGTCAAGGCGGTGGCGGTGGTGGCGCTGGTGGGTATAGAACCGCATCTGGATTTGCTGTAACGGCTGGTTCGTCCATTACAGTTACTGTTGGCGCTGGAGGTACGGGGGGTGTTTATCCAAGCACCAATCCAACAAGCGGGTCAGATTCAGTTTTTTCATCTATCACGTCAACTGGCGGCGGTTCTGGTGGAGGCGCTTTTGCTTCCCCCCCTGTTGCTAATGGTGGCTCTGGCGGCGGTGCGGGTCAATATGGTGCGGCTGGTACGGGTATTTCTGGGCAAGGGAATAACGGTGGTACTGCGCCTGACGACGGTGCTGGCGGTGGTGGTGGAGCCGGGGCAGTTGGTGCAAATGGTGTAGGTCGTGTCGGGGGTAATGGTGGCGTAGGAGCA